AAATAATGAAGTGAAAAATTCTTCTGCAATAGATTTAGTTGATACGGACAATAGAATAGCAATTCAAGTTACATCTACTGCTACTGGAGAGAAAATAAAGCATACAATAGATGAATTTATAAAAGGAAGGCGTTTTGAAGAATACGATAATTTGCTTATATATATTATAACCGAGAAGCAGAAAAAATATTCAGATAGTACTTTCGCTATAGCTCATAATAATGAATTAGAATTCTCAGAGAAACATATTTTAGATTATAGTGATATTCTTAAGGAAGTAAACTCTTGGATTAATATTAGCAAAATAGATTCTTTGTTACAATTGTTAAAAGAAGAGTTTTGCGAAGAAGAAATGAATAGGAGAAAGTATTTGTTAGAAAA